CCTGGCTGTCCATCTTAACAACACTCTCCATAGTGCTGACACTGAGAATCTTACCCTCGATATTACTACCGTGGATATCCTTGTCGGCGTACTGATGCCATTGACCATCTACAGCCCACTGAACCTCGACAATACAAACGGATTCTGAGCCGTGTGAATTTGTGAGCCTCTCTGACATTACAGGACTAAGGGTTTTCATTGTAGCTCTACCTCAAACTGTAGGGTAACATAATGCTTATCGGGCCCAGCGTCCGCAAGCTCTGATGCAGGGGTCAATATCAAAGCTTTCCATACTCTTGATTCAAAGTCTATGATTCTTATTTCTTGGCCTAATGTTACATCCAGGAAATTGAGAAGTGCAACTCTTTGAACGTCAGTGAGAGTCCCGATCTTGTAATCTAGTTTCTGGATGCTGGGCCAACTCTCATCACGATAGATGTCAAGCTTACCACCGCGAGTTTTTCGATTGATACGCTGGTGGGTGAACATCTCTTGGTTGTTGAACTCTGGGTTCCTCAGTTCGATGATAAGGGTAGGAGCGTTGAATGGGTATGATAGCTGGGTACTGGATCTGTGGACTAGGACAGGGGCCCTGGGCCATTCACTCTTATCCGGTATTAAGGCACTGGCTGCTTGCGTGAATGTCAGTGTGTTCCCCACCGACAAGCTACGGACGACAGAACAACCGATTACTTGGGTGAAGGACAGTAGACTGCTGGTCGGCTTAGTGACCTCAGCGACGGCAGTGTGAGTGAAGTAAAGCCACTGCTTAACGTGTTCACCCGACGCTGTTGTAATCACACTATGTGATAGGTGTAGGTGATTACTTACTGAGAGCGGAATTACACGAGCAGCTTGATGTGAGAACGAAAGGTAACTTGTAACTGCCAAGTTAATGACGTTCGACGCTAGTGTTGCTGATTGCGTGAAGTCTAATGTACTTGAAACGGACAAGTAGATAGGCCGACGAACTTCAACACTCTGAGAGAAGCTAAGTTGGTTACCCGCAGAGAGGGCAGTGATATTGCTTCTTGCATTCTGTGAGAATGCTAGTGTGTTCCCGACACTTAGAGATATTGGGCGAGTGATATGAACATTCTGACTAAAAGCCAGAGTGTTACTTGCTGACAGGTAGTAGATGTTGTTAACATCAACAGATTGAGAGAAAGTGAGAGTATCTTCAACAGAGAGATACTTATAATCAGACTCCGGACTCTGAGCGAACGCTAACGTACTTGACACAGCTATCGCCCACGTTTTATTGTAGGTTACAGACTGTGAAAAGGTTAGCGTATTCTCTGCTGAGTGACGTAGTTTCTTCGGCATCACTACCCTCTATTGTTAAGATTACCCAGAGCCCACCCAAGTGGATGGGCTCTAGGCAAGGAAGATTACGTGCTAACGGTGTACGTGATCTTGAGTTGATCGCCATTGCTGACAGGCACGTCAGCGGCAAACAAAGCGGTGGCCCAAAGGGTTCCGGTCGTACCACTCTTGGTATTCTGGGATGTAATGAACACACCCTTGACGGTTCCACTTCCATTGATATTGAAGGTGGCGGGGGACGCATTGGTCACCGACTGGCTGGAAGCAGAACCTGATCCCCAGGCTACGCGGTTCGCTTCGGAATACGAAGTGAACTCGTTCCAACCAGCATGGCTGTTCATGACATCTGCCGCAGCGAGAGCGGAATAGCCACTAAGGTCAATCAGGCCAATGCACCAGGAAGCCTGAGCTACGGCCGTACCGTCATTGAACATGACGTCGAGATCTAGGTCCTTACCGACATTCACAATGTCATTGTTAAAGTCGTAGACGCCAAGAAGTTCGCCGTCCTTGTTGTAATGTTCCGCGTGTATCTGTCCACGGAACGACACTTTGCTTTTCATGGTGAAAAGCTTCTTAACAAAGTTGAGCATTACACCCTCCTTCAAACGGGTTATGAATTGTCCGTGGACAACTCGGGATTCATGATTGCAGCTTTTTGTTCATCCGTGAGATCAGTTCTGTCCTTCAATGCTATCTTAGTACAGACAGCTTCATGCTCGAATATGAAAGGATCGCACTCAAGCACATTCTCGATTGGTTGATTTGGTGGTGAAGAAGACTGGATGCTGCCCCCTTCCATCATTACAAGTTCAACATGATTTGTCATAGTATCTCCTTAGCTAAGTCTACTCGTACCACGCCGTAACTCGCGGCGTAGCTCTGATGCAATTTCCCTTGCAACTCGCACAGATGTACCACCACCTTGTACAGTGACCTTAACGTCACCTACGTTGTTGTTAACAATACCACCCGTACCGAAGCGAGCACCATTATTCATTGCTATAAGATCAGGTAGGAAGTTACCAGTTGCTCGTGGATTAACTACATATTCACCCTTACGTAGTCTCGCATTGATAGTATCACTAGCTAGACCACCAGCCGCAAAGCGACCACCAGCCGCAAAGCGACCACCGTATGCACCACCTTGTGCTTGTAGTAATGCTATCTCTGCATTTATTGCCTTCGTTTCACTTAGTAAGGCACTGGCAGACTCATTCGTTTTTGTAGCAGCTTCCATGACTCCTTTGTATATACCAGAAACAGTAGCCGTAGTGTTACCGGTTTCAATCAAGGCACCAATAATAGCACTGGTCGATTCACCCCAAGCTGTCCCCATCTCCCCCCACTTAACTTGTAGCTTATCAATTTCTACTTGGGCTTTTCCAATTGCTGTTTCAAGACGAGCAGAAAATGCCTCGGCTTGTTTCTTATGAAACTCCCCTGCTTTAGCCTGACCAATTCCCCCTAGTATCTGCCTAAAGAAGGTATCAAACGTCTGCTTAGATTCATCAGTCATATATTTTGAGAAGAGACCATATTCTTCTTGCATCTCCTTAATCATTGAACTGAGTTGCTCTACTGGGATTTTAGCAAAGTCTTCAGACGTTTCGTCTGTAAGTAGCATTACCTTATCTTTAAATGATAAGAACGTATCTTGGACTTTATTGAATTCCGCAATCAATGCTTCCCCCTCTAAGTCCGCCGTATCTACGATACTCTTGAGCATCTTCCCAATCATTAGTTCGTCTTGAACTGAGCCTGAAAACCACCCTGTACCTAACTCCTTACCCATTCGGTCTACGGCATTTTGTACTTGCCCTGTGCCCTCCTTTTGCAGGTCACTAGCGTCCTTAAATAGCTGTGCTTGCTTTATCAATTCCTCATTATATTTTTCAACTTCTTCAACCCGTAACTTATCGAGCTTTAGGAGGTTTTCCATTCGGATAAGGACTTGGTCTGCAGCAGGTGTTGTCTGGTCACCGTAAAGGTCTTTTGATTCATCAATAGCCTCCTGCATTAGATCCATTACATTCTCACGGAGTGCCTGTGCTAACATAGCAGTTCTATACCATACTTCTTGATTCCCGGCCGCCTTGATAAGATTTCCTTGCTTATCAACAATAACCTTATTGGCAAGCACCCAACTTTCACCGGCAGACTTAACTTTCTGGTAATCCTTCTTACCCTTATTATATATCTGCGTCATGGCCCTTTCTTCTGAGACACCCAGTGCTTCGAGTTCGTCAATTAGTGCATTATACGCAGGCAATGCTTTCATTGCTGCTTCATTTTCTCCAGCCGCCAGCAGGCCAAGAATACGCCCATGTTCTTTTACAGCCCGAGTAGATAAAAGTTGTTTTTTCTCTAGTTGACCAGCATTCTTCATTTTCATACCATGAAGAGCTTCCTCCAGACCTTGCTGTTCAGTTTGAGCATCATTGAGTCTATTGTATGCAGCTTGAGTTTGTGAAACATAATTATGGAGTTCGCGGATCTGGTCATCAAGACCCGTCTTATATCTACGGAATGAATTAGCTATATTCTCCCGTTCAATTCTTGCTATCTCAATCCACGCAGCATCATTAGCTGCAATTTTAACTTCGGCCGCTTCAAGTACACCATCTGTCATTCTCTGGTTGACATCTACAAGAGCCGAACTTAATTTATACGCGGCCAAAGCAACAGCAACAAATATAAATACAACATTTGTTAGAACTGCCACCAATGTAGTAAAGGCGGCTGTTAATCCGTATACAGCAAGCTCGGCAAGAGTTGCCGCTCCAGCTAATGAAAAGAACGCAGCTCCGGCAGTAGCAAGAGTAATAGCTGCACCAGACCATGCTAATGCCCAGGCTATAACACCAGCTTCATCCACGTACTGGGAAACTGTTTTGAGTTTCTCTGCAAGCCCACCGATGGAGGTATTGAGACCGTCAAGACTATTAACAAGTTCTATCCCTACATCATGTGTGAAGAAGTTCTTGACTTTATTCCATTCTTTTTCAAGTCGATACCCAGCTTTATCCTGGATCTCGCCTAAAGCTTGAGTGGCATCTTTACCTGATCTACCGAACTCATCGATAGCATCTGTAATTTCACCGAGACTCGATGCCAATCCCTGACCACCAGTGATAGCTCGGATACGACCCAGTACCGCACCCATCTCAGCGAGTTGTTCTCCACCTCTTGATGTAACTTCAATCAGCTTACGAATTACACCAACGAAGCCAAAGGCTGCAATTGCCCCTTCACCAGATGCAACACCCCATTCTTTGTATACCTCTAGCATCTTATCCGTAGGACGGATAAGTTTCATAATGACAGCACGTAACTGTGTAAGTGCAACTCTAGGTTCAACACCTTTTCTTGATAAGACTGCCACAGATGCAGCAAGTTCTTCATATGTTATACCAAGCTGATGGGCGAGCATATTAACGCCACCCATTGTATTGGCCATATTCTTTAGTCGGAGTCGACCAAGTTCAACTGTCTTAAAGAATACGTCAGTTGCATACCCGGCATCATCGGCCGTCATTTCATATGCATTAAGGACACCCGTTAATAGCTGAACTGAATCGGCCGTCGAACTAACCGTGATCGTTGATAATCGCATAGCTTCATTCATGAAGCCAATAACATGTGTACCTTCAGCGATTTGATTTGACAGAGCTTGATACGTACCTTCGACGACATCTAAGTCTGCTCGGTTCCATTCATCAGAGAGATGCCGCATAGACTGCGACCATTTGTTAAAATGCAGCGGGGCATTATGTGAGATAGTCATAAGCTCACTAACAGCACGCGAGAATTTAATCGCGTCCCGCATCGTTTCAGTGAACCCAGTCTGTAGTGCCCCTAACGCACGATAGATAAGGAAACCGGAAAAGAAACGCCCAACACTACGCCACGATAATAGTGTTTTCTGGGCCGACGCCGCCCCCGCAGCACCGGTGGCAATATACTTAGCAGTAAGATGTGATGCCCCCGCCGCAGTTTGTGACAGTGATACTTGTAATGATTTATGGGCACTTATCTGCTGCGTGATCGTTGAAGTAACTTTTTTATTGGCAGCAGCATACCCACCCTGCTTCCTTGCCATATCAAGTTGCTTTTGGTTAAGCTTAGCAAGAATCTCAGCGGCTTGATTTACCTCCGCGAGGTTCTCGATATCGAAGATCATCTTGGTACGGGATACTTGATCTGACATTAAGCGATTCTCACTTTTCTGATCTTAACGACGTTGCCCAACTCACCAATAACTTTTGGCAGTTCTTTTTGTATGTATGATTCAAATGCTGTAGCCCCGGCTTCAAGTGCTTTCCATGGTGGCTTAGATTTTAAGTGTAACCAACTCGGGGCAGGTTGTACATTGTTCCAAAGTACATAGGGTAGTGTGTTCTCGAATTCAAAAACATAACTCATTCTAAATTTTGCATAGGTGTGTGTAATTTCATATGTTGAATACTGACCGGCTGTCTCTGCACCTAACTTATATCGTTTCCCTTGTATCGTTGTACCACGACGTATCTTATCTCTTGCGGCCAAAGATACCGTACCGGGTTGAATTGCCACCTTACCTAAAACCCTAGCTAGTGGTACAAATGTACCATATGCTGTCCCCGTGTATGTCGGGGTCTTCTCCATCACAGCACGTAACCAAGCTCTGATAGCTTCTCGTTGCTTGGCTTCGAGCCTAGCTTGAAGGATTTTGGTAAAGTTAACAATATTGATTGTAGGGAGTGAGACTTCTCCCTTAATTGTTGGCATCATGGCGTTTCACTTCCAGCTTCTTCAATTTGTCGAATCTGTTCATAACTTGTCCATTCAGATAGTTGCCATTCAGTCCAATCATCCGGGTCAGGACTCATGCCATTTGGCATTTGACCAAATCGTTCAAACGCCCGCCAGACAATATACTTTAGACTTCGGCCGTCTGGGAGTCTAATTCTGCTTGCCGAGCCTCCCCTGCTAAAAAATCTTCCCTGGCAGCGTCAAGCATACCATCGTCCATACAGTTAGCAATGCCAACAGTTTCAATGATCTTGGCAATCTCGCTATCAACGAAGTCACTGTCTTCTAGTTCCTTACGCCAGCCAGCCCAAGTTTGGGGATCATCCATTTTGACAGTTTCCCATTCCAAGTCATCTGTAGCCTGGAGGGACCGAAGGACTGTGTACGCTGTCTTTTGTGATGCCCACGTATCCAGTGCAGTCAGAAATCGTTTGTCCTTAACATTGGATATACGAACACCACCTGCCTTAAGAATTTCCGGTGGCTTCGGCATTGGGCAAAGCCTGTTGAATTCCTTAAAATCAGGTACGGCCTCAGCCTTAAATGCTAAGTTACCATTAGTTCCATCTTCAAGTAGGGGACGTCGGAACACAACAATCTCCACATTGCGTCCTTTGACTTTTCTTCCTTGCATCTTCATTGTAAGAGTCTCCTCGGGTGGTTAGTGATTAGAGAGGCAGAATTGCCGAATCAAATCTGACATGGCTTGCCGTCAGTCGATTACAGCGTCCGGAACAAGCAACGCTTGCTTCCTTCGTATCGTGGTCGAGTCCTTCGTAATAGAATTCCTCGAAAAGGGATTGCTCGTCATCGATCGCCGAGCACGCTGGAGCATTGACGATTTCAAGGTCAACACAGAATGGCTGACAGGTATCATCAGCAGTAGTTACCCAAGTATCGGCCGGGGCCAGATTCTTTAGGACTTCTTCGATCGTCGGTACAGATGCACCGTTAGCAGACGTGAGGAATTCCCACATGAAGTCAAACGAGACATCCATCGGTTCCTCGTCAGCATCACGTACCGTATCAAGAGAACCACGGTCCAAACTGAACTCTCTGGTCTTCTTCTCGGAGTGGGTAAGATTACCATCACCGACCTTAATTTCAAGTGAGTTATGGCCTGTGAGTCTGGTAATGGCTTGGGCCTCAACGAGAACCGAACCAGCACCAACTTGAGATGCTGTAAAGAGGGCAACCGCGTCGGCATCACCATCAAGGGCAGCTTCAAGTAGAGTAGCAGTAGTTGTAACTGCACCAGTTGCATATGCAAGTGTGACAGTAACATCAACACCAACTACAACTACGGCAATCGAGCCGTCGCTGCCTGGGTCAACGAGAGTAATCGAGGGAGTTGCACTCCCATGATGCTTACTAAGAGCAGTAAGCAAAAGCTTTCCATCATCACCACCTGTATTAGTTGTGGTAAGAGTCGGAATCGTACCATCCCAAAGTCTCAGGATAGCGTTCTTCAGGTCAATCTTTGCCAAGGTATGGCTCCTTTACTTAGAGAGGCAGAATTGCCGAATCAAATCTGACATGAGAAGCTGTCAGTCGATTACATCGCCCGGAGCAAGCCACACTGGCTTCCTTCGTGTCGTGGTCGAGTCCTTCGTAATAGAATTCCTCGAAAAGGGATTGCTCGTCATCAATCGCCGAGCACGCTGGAGCATTGACGATTTCAAGGTCAATACAAAATGGTTGACAGGTATCGTCAGCAGTAGTTACCCAAGCATCGGCCGGGGCCAGATTCTTTAGGACTTCTTCGATCGTCGGTACAGATGCACCGTTAGCAGAAGTAAGAAACTCCCACATGAAGTCAAACGAGACATCCATCGGTTCCTCGTCAGCATCACGTACCGTGTCAAGAGAACCACGGTCCAAACTGAACTCTCTGGTCTTCTTCTCGGAGTGGGTAAGATTACCATCACCGACCTTAATCTCAAGCGAGTTATGACCTGTGAGTCGGGTGATAGCCTGGGCATCAGGAACAAGCGAACCGTCGCCATCTAGCGTCATTGTAGCAAGTGCAACGGCGGCAGGAACACTGTCGTATTCTGTCTTCATTGCCGATGCAATTGTATCAACTGAACCAGAATAGTTGAGTGTGATAACAATGTCAACACCCGTAACCACAACGCTAAGCGATGTAGTGCTAGTCGGATGAATAATTGTAATCGACGGAGTTGCACTGCCATGATGCTTACTGAGAGCAGTCAGTGTTACCTGACCGTTCACACCAGCACCATTAACTGTAGTCAGCTCCGGAATTGTACCATCCCAAAGTCGCAGGATAGCGTTCTTTAGATCAATCTTTGCCATAAATGGCTCCTTTACTCTTGGAGTTCTAAGCGGTAATGTCCTTCAATTGTGTACTGAGTTAACTTAGTATCTTGGTGAATAATACCAAAGTTACCAATGTCAACTGTATCTTCATATCGTTTTGTTCGGGTCTTCAGACAACCCAACAAAGAGTCATCGTCGTTGCCACCATTCCCATACTTGTATACTTTGATTACTTGTGTAAAGCCTTGGGCAAATTGACCAACAGCTCTTACGCCAGCATACAAGTCCTCTGGGTCCATGGCAGACTGAATCAAGAGGTTAATTTCCATGTCAAGGTATTTTACACCATGGCACGGTTGTGAAATAAAGGGACCATCTGTTCGGAGTTCTGCGAAGTCGGCAAGGTTATCTGTATCTCGCTCATCGCCTTCAATGTAAAGGAAGTAGCTCCCTTTGTATAAATCGAAATGCTTTGAGATTGATATAGTGATCCACCGATACCAGTCAGGATTGATATTCATCGGCTTACCTCCGCAACTTGCTCAAAGCATAGTACAGACTTAGCATCAAGTAGATGTACTTTCCTCGCTGCTTTTGTCTCTCGCACAACAAGAATGTATCCCATCCCCTCTTCAAACTCATAGAAGCTTTTCACTTCGTAACGTCGCTGATTGTACACAACGAACTGGTTATTATCTATCTCCCAATCGGCCGGTATATCGGCAGCGTCGATGATAACACGACGGTCGCTTGAGTCAAAGAAACCACCCGATGTAAAATCTTTATTGGCTGAGATATACGCAAGGTCATACACGAATGAGCGTGACACTTTCGCAGGCTGAACAATAGCCCGTGGCACATGGATCTTCATATACGAAATTGATTTCTGTCCCGTCTCCAAGTCAGTCGTACCAAGGATTTGCTGACAAATGTCAATTGGCAAACCGTATGTACGTTTCATGCGGTAGAGGGTAGCTCGAATGTATTGTAGTCGGGTGCGAGACATATTTGGAACCTTGTTAAGCTTAACCAACAAAAGCCAACCACCCCGCCCGAAGACGGGGCAGTTGGGAAGGGATCTAGCAAAGCATCAGTGCCGCGAGATAGGGATCAAGTGTAGCAACACCACACAACAGGTCAACCGTCACCAGGAGACCCTGCTTACGACCTTCGTAACTCGCGTTGACACGAATCGCGACATCACCGTAAGACGCAACGCCGGACATGACGCCCATACCACTCGGGATCTGAATCAGAGGACGCAGAACCAAGGAGAGGCAATTCCGCTGGAAAGCAAAGTTGACTTCACCGGCGGGGCCAAGGTCGACGTGGTCGTCTTCCACAACCGCATTCACAAGCGGACGATCCAGCCAAATCGAAGTAGTATCGCCGGCGGTTTCGATCGTCTTGACAACAGAGTAGTAGCCAGCGATAGCTACGTCAGGAGTCGCATCAGTCGAGAACGCGATAAGCGTACCAGGCTCGATGACTCCAGTGTAACCATCAATGACAATTGCCTTCGAGTAACCCGCAGCGTAGGCACTCGTAGTGGCCGCACGATTGTAAATCGTGACAACAGCATCGTCAAGGACTGCATTACGCAGACCTGGAGTAATGGTAACGTCAAGATCCTCAGTCGACGGACTGGCAGTCAGCGTAACACGGTGAATCGTGTCATCACCAGCAATCTTGATGAACTTGCCTTCCGTCTGGCTAAGGTCCGTCACGGCCGCCGTATCCATGTGGATAAGGGTAGTACCAGCAACATAGCCGCCGCTATTGTCGACCTTCGACGCTATCGACTGAATTGTAGTAATCGGACTGGGCGTGTTCTGACACTGGTAGATATCGAACCCGTACTTACGTCCGATGCTCGCTTCTCGCAGTGCCGAACCGTCATCACCAACCTTGTCGGCCTCGGTGAACGTATCGAGGTTCAACATGATTGCTTCGGTTTCGGGACCGATAATCAAAGTACGACCGGGGAGAGGGGCCTTGTTGATACTCATACGCTTTCGCGTATCGACCATATAACCCTTGATCGTATCGACAGTACCCAAGCCAAGACCACCCTGCTGGTTGTCCATGAACTGATAAGCTTGCCCAAGGGTAATCTTATCAAGACCTTGAACCAGCGAGAGAATCGCCGGGACCAAGTAAAGCGCCTTCAGCTCTTGGAAGGACTTAGACAGGTCTTCGTCCTGGAGCGTAAAGGTGGTTTCGAGGTGCTGATTCAGCACAACCGGAATGTCGGTAGCTTCCGCATTTTGGACGGTGACTTCATCAGTCTTTGTCTTACGGTTGAATTCAAACTCGGCAGGCTTCCGAGTATGAACGGTTTCACCGAACTTGGCGATCTTCGAGGAGAAGTCACGATGGACCATACCCGAAATAACCATGTTCTCAATAAGAACGGCAACGCCTTCGTTCGCCCAGATTTCTGGGATGAACGCCGCAAGGTCATTGTCATACACGAGTCGAAACGGAGTTGAGAAAAGTCTCATAATTAGTTTTTACCTTTCACTAGGGTAGTCGGATCAACACCGGGATTTTCCTTACGCCACTTCATATAGGCGGCAGGGTCCTTCAGTGAATCAACCGTCACATTGCGACCGCTGCCACTACCCGCACCATTGGTGGAACCAAATCCACCAGTGCCCGGATTCGTGAAGAGATTACCAAATCGCTCTGGTAGTTCCTTCATACGTTTGAGGGCATCCTCAGGTTTGAGTGTCAGCATGGTCGGATTGCCGTCGTCGTCTACATCGACGAACTTAACCAACGGCTCGTATTCCCCAGTAGGTTGTCCTGCTTCATTAAGGACCTCCCCCAGGTAGGTTTTTGGGCCGAGAATGTCCATGATCTGCTCATTGACTTCGACCTTGGCCGCTGTGGCCGCATCCAGTATCGAACGATTGATACGTTCGGCACTGTAGTTACTTTGCCAAGTGTCTCGCTCTTTGGTAAGCTTATCAAGCTCTTTCGCATGGGCGACTTGAGCCTTCTTCGAGTTCCTCTTGACAATTTCTTCTTGCGTCATAGATTGCTCTTGGAGCTTCTCCAGACGCTCTTCCAGGTCTCCCCGCTCAGTAGCGGTCATCGTTGCCTGCTCTTTGAGTGTGTTAAGCTCACCCAGCAGTGTTTCGTTTTGCTTCGACACAGTCCGGCGGTTCTCAGCCATCATGGAATTCAGCTTCTCTTGGGTAAGAGTGATCTCACCCTTCTTCGCCGTAGCTTCGGCTTCAGCTTTCGCCGCCGCAGTTGCAGTAGCCTCAGCGGTTGCAGCAGCCTCAGCGGCAGCCGCATCACTGGCGTCATCATAGACGAGGCGGAACGGCGAACTTCTCAACATGGAAAACAACATACTCAGTCTCCTTAGGGAACCCTACGTAAATCGATTTCGCGTGGATCACGCAAATACGGGCGGATATATCCCCATGCTTCAGCACTAGGAATACCTGCTCGAATGTGTTCCTCGACAAAGTGCAAGTCGTAGGTGGCTCTTGCACCTGAAAAGGCATCGGACGTCATGCCTATGTTCTTACGTTCAAGTTCCATGTCTACTCCGTCCAAGTAGGCAAGAGCACACTCATAGCAAGCACGCTCGATATCGGGCGGTACTACAGTATCCCCGAAACGGGGGAATTGTAGTTCCTGGTCATCGTCAGCTTTTGTACCGGCGATGTTAAGCTTATCAATAGCCCGAGTGGCCATCTTCAAAGCTTTGATTCTATCATTCAGTACAGTCAGCTCCCAGACACGAACATCCAATCGTTCGTTAAAGTAAGCATTTGCACCGGTGTTGGTTCCGTAATAACTAGCCACTTAATTTCACTCCTTCAAATTCGAGGTTGATCGCCACATTGGCACCATCTGGACTGTGCCGACGATTCTGAACAAAGTCAAGTGGGTTAGTTAAAAGTTGGACGTCCCAGATTTCGCCCTTCCAATTTTGCATCCTAATGTGTTCGGCATTGTATGTGGTGAGGAACTCTTCTAGTTCCAGGCCCTTCTGTCTTGTCATGTCGAAAGTGTACGCTAACCGCCGTGATGTCGATCGTTTGACATACACTCGACGTGTTCCGTCCATTGCCCGCTTAACGAGCATATCGGAAACATTGTTCTCTTTGTCATCTAACTCAGGTGCCGGGAGTACGATCGATGCTTCAATTCTTGGCCACGGTGCTTGCATCAATACGTAAGTCTCGGTAGGCTTAACAACAACGCCCACGACGTGTTGTGTTAAGTGGAGGGTCTGTGTTATATTTGTCGAACCCTCACGAATTATATTACATACTGCTAACTGTGTGAACCCTAATGTGTTCGCCGCCGACTGGTTGCTTATTAGCTGTGCTACAGCATCTTGTGTAAAAGCTAAAGTAGAGGATGCTGATAGTTGCTGGCCACCCCAGGCCCAGGACACTGATTGTGTGAATGTAAGGTGATTAGATACAGGGCGGCTGCATTGTACAGCTTGGGTAAATGTGAGGGTGTTACTTGCGACCTGTATCGGAAGCACACGCTTAACTACAACTGTCTGTTGGAACTCTAAATGGTTACTAGCGTAAAATGTCTGTTCAGTATCGTTATCTGCCGCTTGGGTAAATTCTAAAGTGTTACCTACGGCAATGTTCAGGACTTTTGTGACCTGGACGCTGTGGCTGAATGCAAGCGTATTACCAATTCGCTGATTGTTATATGTGACCGCATCATGGGAGAAAGTAAGTGTGCTCGCTACTGAGCGATTATATACTACCTGTACTAATACTTCTTGGGTAAGGGTAAGATTGCTAGTTACTTCCTGTGGCGGTAGACCAACTGGCTCCGAGTATAGTATGTCTATATACTGAGTCGTCAGTCGTGCAGTTGGTACGACTGAACTCGTATACAAAACATCAACATATTGTTGTGTTGACCTTGCAACCGTCATTATGACTCAACCTCAATACCGAATTCAGCCCCATTAACATCAGCTTCTTCCCATGCTGCTGAATCCGCCGGATTAGTCTCCCAAATATCTGTGTATTTTGCATAACTTGTGGCCAATGTATGTTCGTTGCCACTGTAATCTGTTGAAATTGGTCGTGCTAACTGTTCGAGAATTCGTGGGTTTGCATCATCTTTCTTCGCAATACTAGTTAAAGCAATACCATGTATTATATCTACCTCCCCAGATAAGTCTTCAAAAGTAAAAGCGTCTTTATCTGATACTGTTGATGATTCAATATATGTTGAGTCCTCATCTGGAGTTGTTGGATCATCAACATGTAAATAATTATCTATGCTGTCTGCGTCACTACCAACAAAATCACTGACATAACCATTCCCATTAGGCATAAGTGTTTCAACGACACAGTCACCAAGAAAATCATTATTCACGGAACCTGACATGTCACAAAAATATATATCATCAAGATAAAATGACCCTGACGCTAACCCACCCATTTCAAATTGCACTCCATTGATAGGTCCAGCACCACTAAGAGTATCCGAACTAGTGGGAATTGTAATTTCTACCGTACCGTTAATGACTAAGATTGTCTCAATTGATGTTGAATTTGCTATTTCCCCTTTGAATTCAATATAGTTCCAAGTATCAAGTGCCAAAGCTGATGTGGCCGTCCCTAGTGTTGCTGCTCCTGCTTTAACTACTAGATGCCCAGAAGTATCTAAATACAGTGAGAGGGCATCGGCAGTACCCCTAAAATTGAGAAAAGGAGCAGAGCTTGAATAATAGCCCTCTATTTTTAAGGCAAAACCAATTACAAACTTTGCATCTGTAAATACCTGACTAAATGTTATCCCGTCGGTATAACCGTTAAATTCTAGACACCCACTACCATTTCGCTGCTCTGAATTACTTATCAATGGTGTAGCATAGGTTATACCTAGATATGTTAAATCAGCAGTTGTAACTGCATTGAAACCTTCTATCTTCAGTAATGCCATTATTTACCTTCCCCTCGTGTTTCGTCCTTAGGGACTGTGTCTAGTGTTTTCTCTTGCTTCTCATCCTTACTAGCATTATCAACGCCACCAAGTTCATCGACACCACGAGCTTTCGTTTGGGCCTCCAAAATACGCGTTGCCCGCTCAGCGTGAGCAATCTTAGCTTTCTCAACTACGCCCTTCGGGTAGTTCTTAGCTCCACTGGCCGACTCAGGATCAATCAATCCCATTTCCACATCATCCTTCAATACATCTGGATCAGAGAAAATTACCTTGGCACTATCAATCTCACCCTCAATTTTCTTGAGTGTCTGCAACGAGACCTTATGGGCAATGTCAATGTTAACAATCTGCTTGAGTGCTTCACGCTGGTATGTAATAGACGGACTATTCTTCATTGACTTACGGAGTTCTTCGGCCTCTTCCCGTCGATCGTTATCTGTACGTAAGGAATACTTCGTCGGGTATCTGATTGTTGGGATCGTGCCCTTCAAGTTCTCATACATAGTCCAGAACCGAGCGACATTTCGTTCACCCTGCTCAAGTTCAAGACCAATAGCACTTAGCCCGGCTTCAAGACTACGTTCATCATAGCCCTTACTCTCTGCTGAAGCCATCGTTGGTCGCATTGACGATACAGCAAGACGAGCAAGAGCCTTAATATCTCGCTTTAACTCATCTTGTTTCGCCATTGAGGCTTGGACTGGCTCAGAAGAGGGATGAATAAAGGCCGGCATATCCAACCCCTTTGGGATACGTCGCCCTGACGATGGACCTGCTGCAATCTCTTGGTTCTTCGACGTCTCTGCATCTTCTGCTGTCCCTTGGTATACGATTGTAGACCCATCTTCATCGGTTTCACTAGCAATTGCAGCCCGACGTTGATAAAAGTTCTCTGATTTAGGGTCAAATTGCTCAACGTAGAATGGAAAATTCGCTCGTAGTAAGTATGAGATATCTGCACTTGCCAGATTCATCAGTGTGATCTGATAATTGGCAATATCTGTCATCAAACTTTCAAAGATCGTGAAGAGCGTGAACGGAATCGATGGTAATTGTGCAATTTGTACATCAATACCAGGCTGACCGAGTCGATTGATTGGTTTGGAATCCTTATCAAAGAAATGACAGTATATACAACCATCACCACGCCATAGATAACGAAAACGCTCCTCAATCTTGGTTGGGAGTCCCGTTGCCTCATCACGCCCCATTGCATAGTCGCGGAGAAGTAGGACTTGGAACTCTACACTATCACTATCACTCTCAACTACCCAATTAAGGATATCTTCTGTTTTGTAGTGGTAAATGTAAGGGTGACTATCCCCCTTTTGACTCATTGTTGGACCTTGAAGCTCTGGCATATCAACAAATACACCGACTCGACCCAATGCAAGTAGCTCAGGTAGGATATTTCGCCCCACAAAGCTATTCATAGAGCTTCCTTTACGGTCGATACCGTAGTTAAGCCCAAGACTTGCGTCCAAAAAGGATTGCTCACCTCCTTCACGAGTCACATCCGAAATTCGTTGGAAAATCGAATCTTTGACTTCATTAACAGCATCTTTAGCAAATGCTGCATTGTAAGATAAGGCTTTTCGCTCATCGAAATCTGTGGTCGACTCCCGCTTGCTGAACTTCTTGATATATGCTTCAATAAATTCATCGCCAGCTTCGTATGTCAGCCGCCACTTAGACCAAGACTCACACTTTTTAGCATAATCTGGGTGTCTCGAAGACGCAATCTTTACGTCTGATGCCATGATCTCATGGATATGAGATTCACCCAGTGCTTTACTTAACTCAAAATCGATCATGCTGGAGACTCCATGTTTTGTGAAACACCCGTTGACACTGCCAAAGGTAATGCTATCTCCGCGTAGTTACGGGAATGAGCAAAGTGGTCATGATGGTTATCACCTTTGATGTATTTTCCGATTAAATTGCCGTCGGAATCTTTTTCATAAATCCTCACAAGAGATTTAAGGTGTTCCTTGTACTCGTTTGACAGATCCTTTGGTAAGAGTATCATCTTTGAGCGGAATCGGCTCAAAGATAAGTCTAACCACGAAGTACGATCAACGGAGACGGTGAGTTCGTCCTCGTTGACATGAATTTGTTTCCCGGCAATACCACGACTATACTGACACAGGCTGACTTTACCAAACCACCGCTCAGCAAACTCGCGTGCTTTTCTCTTTTCAGGTTGTGAATCGATGACTGCATGTTTTACTTTGAACGCATCCATGAGAGCATCTAGCTCCTCGAAGTGACGGCACTTCCCTTCCAAAATGACAGATGGTTTTGCGTGCGTGTTAACATTAACAGAGTCAGGTGCCAATTTCCACAGATCGACTTCATAGTGAAGCCAGTTTCCGACATCAATACCCATTGTGATAAGACGGTCGCTACGCTCTTCGTAGAATCTCTTAAGAAAACCACCCATGCAATCGCGAAGATCGGCATCACAAAGCTTGGCACCATCAACAATGTGTGGTACACCAAGCTTCGAGTTGTGGAATTCTTGTTCATCTGCTGGATTTGTCTGGGCTAAAAAGTAAGCTTTGATGAAGTTCGATGGTGTTGCACCCTTAGCACTTGAATACATCTGGCTTATGCCAAATCCCCGCATAGTCTTTTCTTTGACCTTAGGGACCCATATTCCATTCGCTAAGAATTCCCACTTCTGTTCATGTACAAGCTCTTTACCGCAAAGGTGACATTTCAGGAATGATTTCGCTACATCTGGATCGTCGGAGTGTTCGCCGCAAATCTCATAGTTTCTAGGGAACTCAAGATTGATATGCTTACCACACCCAGGACAATGAAAGAAGAACTCTTCCTGTGTTGAAGTCTTGAATGTAGTGTTGATTCCCTTGTCATCGACTGTTGGTGTGGAAATTTCCCATGTTAGGGCCATACTATAACCAGAAAGACGTTCACGGGCGAGAGGTATATTCTCTTGCCGCATTTCATCTTTCTCGTCTAGTACTAATACTCCTACGGGAACTGATTTAAGTCCCGCCCTTGACTTACTTCCTCGGATGTAGAGATTAGCTTGGCCCGCTCTTTTATGACCGACGTTCTTAACATCTGTAAATATTTTGCCCAGATGTGCTGAAGATTCAATAGCTGGATCAAAACGAGCAGCACTGAAATCACTAGCGTCTGGGGTTTTAGCGGGAAGCACATAAAGACAATCCACCCCGTGAATATCAATGTAGTAAAACACGATATTAAGGACAGTCTCGGTAAATCCCATTTGGGCTGCTTTTTGTCCAACATTGAATTCCGCCTCACTATCATGCATCCCCCTAAGCCAAGGGTGTCTCTTAAATGACCATCGCCCTGGGTAGGGTGGTCCCATTTCACGGTAAGCTTCAGCCCATTGTGAAGGTAACACAATTGACTTACGCCTCAGGCCGGATGAAATCCTCTCCGTCATCAAAGTAGCTAAGGCGTGCATTCAGAACTCCATCTCTCTCGGGATCACAAATCGAATCTAAGTAAAAGTCCTGTTCGCTATTCGTCAAAGACGGATAGGTCCACTGGTATTTCGGATTCTGATCTAATCGGGGCATCTAAGTTCATTGTTACGGCTATCATTTTTGTGCTAATCTTATCAACGATATCAGTATCGGTAATGTGGTCAGTGATGATTTCAACATACTGAGCAGCAAGCCTAAGGACTGAATCCTTACCAAGCAACTGTCCCATCTTACCTTCCATCTTATCACAACTTGTAACAAGTCTTTCGATTTTCATGATAAGATCAGATGCTCGCGTTGAGTACATTAACAACATATCGTTGTCTTGGGCAGTATTAAGCATATTCTCCAATATCATCCGGAGGATTCCGACTTCTTCGCGTAGGGATTTGATTCCACTGTTATCTGCGAGTTGATTAACACGCCCTTGCCACTTTGTTAAGTGGTAATTACGTACCGCCGCTTTCTCCTGCTTGACGTCTGATAGTGCCCCACCATGGCGAGCACAATAATCAGTGTCGTTAACCTTAACAAAAGGGCATTGCCCCATACTCTTACTGTGTCCTTGACATCTCTCTGTATTCGCATGAATGACAGGATTCCACCGCTCAAACTTGTTTTCGACTATAGACATGATTTACCTTGGGTGAAGGTGAGCTTACCAGATTCCACGGACATCGAAGTCCGGCTCAAAATTGGACGCGACAAAAGGTTGTTTGACGGTCCAGTATGAATTAACTATGTAGACTTGAACCTCTCCTGGTGTCCCGCCGGTGACATGGCACTTGGCACTTTCTGAATTCTTTAACCAGAACTCAGGGGACCTGTCTTGGAGACTATTATCAAAATTTACGCCATTCTCAAGATAACATTGATCAAAGATATATCGACCACCACTATCCGATGTTTCTATATTGACAGTACCACCAAAATAACAACCGGTACAAGCAAGTCTTACATTATACCAGGGACTAATAGTCTCAACGTCAATACAACGAGTATGGGCATCTACAACGACATCGGTCAACGTGAGATAGTAAGTTGTCCACTCTTCGCCTTGAACGATCTTTACTGCCGGTCCATGTACCCCGCCACTGGTCGTCTTACCAAAAGAAATACCCTGAAATACCGCATACACATTATCATCGTATCTCTGGTCGGTGTGAATCAGAAAAACTTCACCATCGAAGGTATGATTGAATTGTGTTACCTTACTCCCGCCCACCCCGATCATCACAAAGTTATCTATATCGGGGAGTGTAATTAGACTGCTTGTGGTATACACACCTGGCAGTACCATTAGTATATGTTTTGTTTGGGTCATCGCCGCTATAGCAGTCGCAATTGACCCATAAGGATCATTTTGACTACCATCGCCAGTCCCCTGTGGGCCTACCCAAATTGTGTCATCAATATAGTTGGACGCCCCACCACCTCCCCCACTCCCGAGAATCGTCACCGTATGTGCCCCAGTGAAGTCGCTCTCTGCCACCGCTTCGTTTGCATCTGTGAAACAGTTAAGTGCCCTGATTGTCTGGTTTGCATGTCCACCCGAAACACCCGCTGTCTTGAGTGTACTATCTTTGAACACGTATTCAATAGTGTGGCTATCTGCCGACGTTATGACCCCACCAAGCAAATTACAATGAACAAAGCTATTATTACAGAGGTTTGTCGTATACAGGAAGTCGATTGGTCCGGTCGCTTCACAGTGTTCCATCACAAGATGGCATTTTGTCCCATATGTTGTGTTTTGGGAGAAAGAAGCACCTGATGTATCCATGATAAGCTTAACATCTTTCAATGTAAGCTTTGTGTCGCTTGCACCATTTGTGTCAACGACTTTAATGCCGATCTTACCGGCATACTGGTTCAGGGTGATTCCTTCTATTGTAATGTTGTGTAGTTCGGCTGTCCCGTGTATTGGAAGTACCTGAATCGCTTCATCTGTGTTTCCGGCATTGATAATTGTAGCTGCTGATCCACCTACACCGACGACTCGCACATTAGAGTCAGCAAACGGGAGGTCTGGTATAACGGCTATTTCATCTAAGTCGTAAATTCCCGGCAGTATCGCAATGATGCTCTTGGTCGTCGAAAGTCGTTTTACTGCCTCATTGATTGACGCTACGGGATTGGTAATGCTACCAGTCCCCGTTGCCCTCGCATGTTGCTCTACCCAAATGATTGCATCCTCTGATGCAGAGTAAAGTGTCCGTTCAATGGATTGAACCTCTGCTAGCATCTCATCCCAGTCTTCAGGATCAGGACCCGCGTAGGTCTTTAGATTTCGTCGCCAGTTAGTAATACCATCCCATAGGGACGCAGGGAAAACACACTTATATGTCATAGGCCCTCTGTATAAAATACCCCAGCGACGGGTTTTGACACCCGCCGCCAGGGACACCCAAGGAGATTACACGTCACGTACAAACTTAGCGAGAGTTGACAGAATCAACTCATGCTCTTCTCGTTGCAGCTTTTGCTGGCCGAGAAGTTCTTTTAGGATAGAGGTCTGCTCTGTACTATTTTCCGACAAAGCTATGATTGCCCGTTCAAGTGAGGGGCGGGTATACCACTTCCTAATTCCGTCTTCGTCCGTGACGTTATGCCAGTCGTGGAGTTCTTTGACATTTCTGTGACATTTTTCGCACCCTGCAACCGCGTCTCGAATCTCACTTATATCACTAAGATCGATCCCACGGGTCTTGAGGAAACCGATGGCTTTATCACCAACGATTACCACAAGCAGTGTTGCGATTGTTATCACCGCCAAAATATCCTGAACACTCCACTCCATTAGCTACTCCTCTTCAACTTCGGTCACAAGGTCAAACTCTTCCATGTATTTGACAATCTTACCAAGTTGTCTTACAGTCTGGAGTTGAAGAATAATCAACTGTCCAAATGGAGAGCCAGCAACATCGTTGAAGCTCTTCTTCAGGTCCTCGTCGAGACCGACGTTCTTAACCTCGGGGGTGTCGAGTTGACTATTCTGTATCCCCTCCGCTAATTCCTGTCCGTGTTTCCGTATGAATTCCATGTTCTGTACGAGAAACGCTTCTACTTTCGGATTGTCCATCGGGTGTAATCTCCCATTCGAGGACCGCGTTCACCGGGGGAGGTGCAAGCGGTTCGGGTGTCGTATTCAATTGTGACAGGCCGAAACCTGCTGCTCCAGCGGCCAACGCGAGCACCGCCCCCTTGGTAAAGTTACCAACGGAAGACGGTGCTTTGACTGTAGCTTCAGCAGCTTGACTGACGATGGTCTGATTCCCAAAGGGAATCTCGGCAAGGAAACCCTGCAACTGGGCAGGGTCCATACCATTGTCCTTCGCAATCACGGCCCGCTCAACGTCGCTATTTCGCTTCATGACGTTCATGAAGTTCCATAGGTTTGCTGTCCGGAACTGTGCTTCAGCTTGTTCGCGTTGACTCGGCATTGGTTACCCTGCCTTCACGACGGGGGTACGGTCAGCCGTGGCAAGAGCCGCCATCAGGGCGGGGGACTCACCTTGGCCACCTTGGAACAAGTCCTTCTGGTACGCCAAAAGGGTGTTTTGAGAAAGTTGCTGGTTGTTCGCAACTCCCTGGGCCGCAATGACGGTCAACTGACCGGTCAATTGCTCATGAAGCTCAACAGACATAATATCTCCTTCGAGATGGGTTATTGATGATCGACACCGGTCACACGACCAGACTGATCGATCTTCAAACGAAACTGCATCTTACCCTTCATCGTTTTAGACAAAGCGGTTGTAGATTGTTCAAGTCTTTGTATACGGATCAAAGCATCGCGATTTTTTGCTGTTACCGATCCTAAGTTCTTATTATGGGTAATCACCTCCCTTTGTATAGTTTCAACCGCTCCCATAACTTGCTGAAGCTTACTACGAGCTTCGCGTAAGTCCATTTCTAAGGACTCAATCTTTTTAGTGTGAATTGTAATGGCAGTTTTGTTATGACTGATACCATCACACTTCGGGAGTTCTCTCATACGCTGTTCAAGTGAAGATATACGGGCAAGAAGAGACGTATCAACTACCGCTTTGGGCATCTTCGGTGGGTCCACCGGAACTAGCGGTCTTTTTTCAACGGAAGAGGACCCAAGGAGGCTTTTAAGAAGTTCTGTGATAAGTGTGACATTCGGGCCGATCGTACACCCACCGAGATCAGTAGGCGAGTATTCGGCAACGATGCCCACAATACCATTTGCAGAATAGATAGGGCCTCCGGAGTCCCCTTCCTGAGCAAAACACCTGACCTGGATATTACCACCCTCATAGCCAAGCACTGTACCGGCACGCCCAGCCTGGGTTACTCGTGTTCCGGGTGCAGCAAATGTGGGTGCTAGAGTCAGAGGAATTGGGTGATTGGCGGGTGCCCGTAAGACCACGATGTCGGCAATTGCCGCACCTTTTAGAATTGTGGTCTTAACCCACTGGTTGTTAAGGTTAACCTCAGCCGTCCAGCCGGGTTCAAAGATATGGGCACACGTTACGATATATTGCTTACCCTCAAAGAGTACAAAACAGCCAGTGCCGTACTGCATAGCACGCGGACAGACGGTTCGGATTTGTATCTCGGAAGGATGTCTTTTGCCCGCCGGCTGACGTGTCGGGGCCGTCGGCCGGGCGGGTTGAACCGGTCGCGGAGGACCGGGGTTATAACGAGGAGGTTGGCGTGGGGTACATCCTTGTGGACCACATCGGTTACCAATCTTAATGCCGAAGCAACCAGCATTTTCATCGTAAGTGGTCTGGGACATACAAGTATGACCCCATAGGGCAAATGTTAAGGCTAACAACACTTTGCACGATTTCTGTAACATCTTTGCCTCAGTCTTGGGTGTCAGAGGTTTCGTTCTACATCCTATTATAGCACAAATTACGCTTAAAATCAACTAAAAAATAATTGGAACTTTTTTCGTGCAAAATATAGCCCAGCGTACCGCGTTCTAGGACTGCTAGCGGGCCCAGGGTCCAGGGTCCATATATCAAGTGTCAGGTTTCTAATGCAAATTCAACTTTCGTACATGAGTCCCCGCAAATGGGCCCTGGGCCCTGGACTAAAAACCGCGAAAATAAGGTATTCAAAAAGTTAAAATATTCGCATAGTATAGGGGGTGGGGGGATATGTACCGGGGGTACCACCTGTGACGATTGATTTGACCCTCCCCCTTCCACTGATCGTAACGATTGTACTGGATACAGGGCCCAGGGCCCAGTAACACCACTCACCGTTACAACCATCACTACCACTGCATTCAGTACTACCAGTAGTACTGGTACTACCATCCCATTAGATACAGTCAGGATAACTGGGCCCTGGGCCTACCGTTACAACCGTTACGATTAGTGTTAACACTACCATTAGATAGTAGTGATTGTGACAGTGATGAGGAATGTGTGTATAAGGGTGGTTGTATCAATAAAGAGGGAATGGCCTAAAATGGGCCCTGGGCCAATGGTAACATCTGTATCATATAAACGCAGACTGCCTGTTAGCAGTTTTGTAATAGGGCTAACAATTCGAGAAATCGTACCAGATGTACCTATTGTACGAATAGGTGCCTATGGCCCTTTACGTCTGCCCACTTCCATTGTGGAGAATGTGGGTCAACAGGGCAGAGGACTAGAGCACAATGGCCCCATCGGCATGCACAGAACGAGGTGGGCTACCCTCTGCCCTGCCTGCCCCTTCCCTGCCTGCCCTGCTACCATACACACCACCCCATGCCATAAGTGTATACAGGCTAACGACTTACGACATGTGCCCCATATATACAGTGGTACCCAAAATAAATCCTTGCCACCTAACCCCTTGCCCCGTAACGACTTAGGACGTGACTTGTTGCTTACCCCCCAGTGGACTACGTATAGTTAAGTGCAGGACGGAGAACGACACACGGACGTGAGAACAGAGGACGGAGAACGACACACGGACGTGAGAACAGAGGACGGAGAACGACACACGGACGTGATTGATTGAGACGATTGAGACACTTGATTGACTGAGTCGGTATGGAACGATAGCACCTATTGTGCAGGTTATCCGAGGGAGTTGGGATGCGAGGGCGTGGTCGCCCCACCCAACAGGGCTAGTACGATGTGACTAGGTCGGATAATACAGAATATGACGGCGGACGGGGTTGTGGTCCCTGAATATATTACAGCCCCCTGCGGTTAACACCGGTCGATCATGTTCTGTCTGTTACAACGATTACGCCCCCTACAGTGGGCAGTCAGTCGCCCCACCCCCTCAGAATAGGTAGGGTGGACTATGACGACTAGACTAATTGACGTGGATGCCGGGACTGCATGGACTGGATCAGTTGTGCGGGATGAACCGGTTATTCCAACTCTTGACGAACTGACGAAGAAACCACGTAAGACGAAGAAACCGAATATCGGACGATTCCATGTATGGGATATGCCGGATATGGCGGGTACGCTACGCGGTTTTGAGCGGTTCGACAACGCATGGGAGCATTGCCAGACATTGGAATTCGGGTATATGCGAGACACCCAACGGGGTGGGTTTGGCCAAGTCTGGCCTACCCCCGGCGAGTGTGGCAAAGACGC